CAGGCGACCGGCCAGGACGCCGGGTTCGTTACCCCAGAGGCGCGGGACAAGCTGCACACCTGGTGACGCGATCCCGTTCTGAAGCGCTGCCAGTCGGGCCACGTAATCAGCCCAGGCTTCGCCCTCACTTTCTTCGTCTACAGCAGCTGCGGGGCCGCCAATTGCAAGGGCAAACCAGACAAAGCGCCCGTAGTTCGCTTGCAGGGTGTTACGCATTTCCGTTGCGCGGTTGATGGTTGCCGCTTCGGACGCATCAAAGGCCAGCACGACACCTTCAACGGATGCCACGCTCTGCGCTTGTTTTATGGCGTTCATCCAGTCTTCATCTGGTTTATAGCCGTCTGCTTCGGTGTCTGGCTCAGCCAGAACATGCACATAGGCAAACCAGTTTTGACCGGCATTGTTCGCGGCAGCTGCCACGATCGCTTTTAACAGTGTGTCTTTATCGCCCAGGGCTTTATCCAGATCGCTGCCTGTATTCAGTGACTGGGTTTTGCCGGTATTTGTAGCGCCATAACCCACAAACAGGACGACGCGTTCAACCTCGTTCGTTGTGCCGTTAAAGCGGTTTTTCTGACTAACCGTGACATTAGGCCAGGTCATGTTTACCCCCTGATATCCTGCGCTGATACATCCCAGCCGAAGCCGATTGCCTGCATCTGACGCGCCAGGATTTGGTTAAATTCGTCGTTACTCACGCCCAGAAACACGCGCCCAGGGATATCAATCGTCCACGTTCGCTTTACCGGTGTGCCTTTCAGTTTTCGAATAACTACGCCCGCCTGGGCCATGCTCATGGTTTCAATGATTTGCTTACTGGATGGCTTCACCCAGCGCTTACCTTTGCGAACCTTGTAGCCCAGCGCCCGCAGTCGTTTTGCCTGGCGCGGTAGCGCGGGCTGGTTTGCCTGCGCCTTACGCGGGGCGGTGCTGGCTTTCATCTGGATCCGTGCGCCATCCTGCTGGACCGCGCCGACCAGACCCGCCGCAACGGGCTTATTGCCGGTGCGGTAGTTGCCGCCTTTCAGGTAAATCCTTACGCCCTGGATTTCGGGCATTTCCCGCACCGCCAGCAGTTTGGGCAGGCCTTTAAGCATCTTCCCCTTGCCACGCTTGCGCGGTGCCCAGGGCGTACCATCCGGGGCCGCCTGCTGGCGCTGGTGACGTTTTGCCGCTACCACGACGCCCAGCTTTGCGATACGCCACAAAAGGCGCTGACGCTTGCGGGGAGGGAGATCGGCTTTTGCCAGCGCTTCGCGCATTTGCTTAAGCTGTTTCTGGTCCAGCTCTCCACGGATCACGACGCGTCACCACGCTGCATAATGATTTCCATATCCGCAGCAACCCAGATTTCCGGGTTGACGATCTCCCAGCGCTTGTCCCTGAAGGGGATCGGCCCGCCCTCCGTTTCACGCAGAATGAGCGGATCGGCCAGTGGGACAACCACGTCCAGAATGCACGTTCCTTCGTCGTCGAATTCCGGGTCCACGGTCGGATCTGCCAGCTTCAGCTCGTCGCGCAGCTCGTTGGCGTATTCATCCAGCCAGACCAGCACCAGGGCATAAACCAGCCCCGGCGAATACTTGCGAAACGGGAAGTTATCCCACGATAAACGGGCGCTGTAGGTCAGCACGCCCATTCGGCGCTGGTTGTTTCCCGGTATATTCCCCAGTGCCTTTGCGTTGCGCAGTAATTCGCAGTCATCCATTGAACTGGAAAACATCTGCATTGCATCGTCTGGCAGGTTGTCCGTAATAAACGCCGTCAGGCTTTCCAGCTGGCTCATATCAGATGCACCCCCACGCGTGGCTGTTGCAGCATATTGCGCATCACGTTGGCCGCCTCGGCCAGCAGGTTGGCGCGGGTGTCCAGGCTTTCCTGGCCCGGATGTGACTCACGCCGCCCGATAGTGGCAAACTCGCCCAATAAATCGGCCTTTGCGCGGGCGTAAACGGCTTTCTTGTACTGGGCGGTTAACTGGGTTTCACCCCCCATCTTTGCGCCTGGCACGTCTGCCGCACGTTCGCAGCCTTTGCCGTTCCAGTACGTCACCACGTCGGCAAGCGTCGCGTTTACTTCCCCGATGGCGGCCAGCAAGGCCACACCTGCGGTATCAGATGGCAGATCGGCGGGCAGTGTGCGCATGACCTGGAATTCAGCCAGATCCAAATCAGGCCAGAACGCTTCGCCGTTGGTGATGGCGGTCGGTGTGACCTTCACCGGCTTACCGCTGATACTGAAACTTGGCCCACTCATGGGATACACCTCGTTTTGCAAAAGAAACGGGCTAACGGGCTCCACGGCCAACAATCAACAAGATTGATGCCTCCCCCGCGCCCGTCCCGGCTTGCGGGAGTCGTTATTGTTTGTTCAGACTGTTAATCCGGGCGCGAATCTTGCTTCGCATGGTCGTAACCCCGGCGTTTTTGTTGAACGCGTGCGCCTGGGCCAGCAGGGCGTCGGCCTGTTCCAGCGTCTGCACATCATCAGCGGCGGTCGCACGCGGCTGGCCGCTTTCATCGCGCAGCAGGTGAAGACCGGCGAACTTGAACCACTTCGCGCTAATGTCTTCATGCAGGCGCCATTTATCGCGGATGTTTTCAAACGTGCGGCTGAAATACGGTTCGATACTGTGACCGGCTTCCGCAGCGTTCGTCGCCCACTCCAGCACCGTGTCGGCCACGAAAGCGGGCAAAGTGCTTTTGAAGTTTTCCGGCGTTGCCTGGCCCTCACTGATCGCCACGTCTGCCCAGTCCAGCGCCCTGTCCATTTCCCCCGTGTCGAACAACCAGATCACGCAGTAAACCAGGGCCGGATTTGCAAAGCGGGTATCACCGGCGAGATAAGCTTCAACGGTCGGAACCCAGCGAGGCAGAAGCACGTCGTGTTTAAATTCGACGCGGTCTTCAGTACGCGGCAGGCTGCGCAGTTGAATAACATCCTTTTCCAGCTCCAGCATTTGCAGGTGGAAGCTGACCGGGGAAGCATTAAGCGCTTCGCCTTTATCCAGCGCCTTAGCGGTTTTCACGCGGGCACGGTGTCGCTGACACGGGGTCATGGTTATTCGCCCCCGCCAGGTGCTGGCGCGTCAGCTGCCAGGGTGATTTTGTCGAACGCCGCATAAAGCTCGTCATGCTCAACCGCGTAACCTTCCATGCGCAGATAGCTGTTTTCGAATTGCTTACGGTCGTCGCTCCAGTCGGCTTTACGCTTGCGGGTGCCCGCCTGGGTGTAAATATGCAGGTTGCTCAGCGTGGTGATGATCAGACGCCCTTCCGGCATAAACGGCGGGGTGTAAACCTGCTTACCGGCGATCTGGCGGTTCATCAGCTGCGCGGCGACTTTTTCCGTTGGGCGGTCAACCATGTTCATCATGGTTGTGGCGTCTTTGCCGATAAGGTCACCGGATACCAGGATGCACATATTCGGATCGTTTCGGTATTGCTCAAGGATGCAGCTATGCAGCAGATCGGTAACAGCAGCATCAAGGGAAACGTAATCCGCGCCAGCACCGCCCATAGTCACTTCGTCACTGATAATCTGCGCCGGGGAGCGGGTTTTTACGATCTGATGCCAGCCGATGTTAACGTCTTCACCGTTCGGGTTAGCTTCTGGATCGGTGTTTTCTTCCGCGCTTGTACCGTTGAACGCAACGCGCAACATATCCAGCGCGAACTGTTCATTACTGAACGCCTGGATCAACTGGAAGAATTCATCCTCACTGCCGGAATTAGCCCAGCTGGTCAGGGTGTTATAGTCCAGGAAAGAGCCGGAATCCGTTTCGGCCAGCTCATAGGTATTGCCACCCACACCCAGCGCACGCTGGAAACGACCGCCTTTTTTACGACCGGTATAAATACCGGGCTTACCGGTGCTGATAACCTGGCCGCTGGTCTGCTGCACGTCTTTGACGTTGATCAGGCGCAGGAAATCCGATGATTCCAGAAGTGCCTGGCGAAGCATGGTTTCTTTTGGTGGCGTGATTGCGAAGAATTTCGCGGTATCACGCACGCCATAAGAGCGTGCAAGCTCTGCGGTGAACTTATGTAAAAGCCCCTCGGCCTGCGGTGATAACTGCTGCGCATTTTGCATGTTTGTTTCCTTTCAAAAGGGCGCGTTAAACTAAATCGTGTTTTTTCTTACTGCCTGCCGGTGCGCCACTTGGGCGGCGGGTGCCTGGGTCTTCCATCGCTGACAGCTTCGTCATGATGGTGGACAGCTGCCCAGAGAGATCGGCCAGCGGATCAGCAGCTGACTGGCGACGTGCGGAAAACTCACGGCGGCGATAGCGCGGACGCTTAGCCGGTGCAACGTTAAAAGCTTTCATGGCTTTAGCCAGATTGGCCTTTGCAACGCTGAATTCTTCCGCTTTGACTTCGTCTTCCGGGTTCTCTGCGACCTCTTCAGCGAGATCGGCAACCTCAGCGGCGGCGTCGGCGATGTCGGCGGCAATTTCTCCCACTTCCTCGGCGGCCTGTTCTGGGGTGTCCACCGCAGCAGCGTCACCGCTGGCAGCGTCTTTACCGCTTTTAACTAAATCCAGCAGTTGCTGAATGAGGGCTTTTAACTCTTCCATTTTCTGTTCCTCGCCCTCAGTGGGCTTATCAGTGTTAGGCTCTGGTGTTGGTGTAAAATCTTTGCTGCCCGAAAACATGCGCGACCAGAAAGATTCTTTTTTATTCGTCTGCAAATTACCCAGGCTGAAAGTTTCAAGGCTGCCGCGCTCGGCGTCCTTTTCCTCTCCAGCCATGACGAATTTAATTTTTTCAGTCCCCAGACTTGCCGGAATATCCGTTACCGCCAGTCCGAAAAGATATTCACGACCGCTGCCTGCAAAGTCAGTGACAAACTCAGCCGAAGTAAATAACTTTTGTCCCTGTTGGTTTGCGTGAATTAAAAATTGGTTAGGGATCAGCTGGGCGTATAACTTAGTGACATCACCTTCCGTTTCTACTTTCAGCGCGTCCACTTCACCCAGGTTGCAGGTAAATTCACGTTCGCCGATATCGTATTGAGGATGGTTCGGCCAAATCATTGCGGTGTAGGTATTACGGCTGTAAGTTTCTGCCGCATCAATCAACCATTGCGGCTCGATAGTGCGACCGTCCACGGCCTGCCCGGACGTGGCAATACATAACCAGTCTGTACGTAAATTAGGTTGCGTCATAACTGACCTTAATTAATCGATACGAATAACGATAATTCGCTTGAGGTGGTCAGTATTACCAAATGAATAAAACAGCGCGACCGCTTTATTTCTTATGTATTCGGTTATAAATGGTTATCCACTTTTTGCCGATATTTAATTATCAAAGTGCTTAAATAATCACGTCATAATGGCTTTATGGCTAAATACTCCGATGAATTAAAAGAAGCGGCCCGCACACTTTATATCAAAAGCTGGACGCCAAAAGATATTGCGCAGGAATTGAATATTCCACCGCGCACCATTTACCACTGGGCCGATGTCGGGGAGTGGGCATCACTGCTGCCTGTCGAATCAGTAGAGCATGTGATCGCCCGTCGCATCGATCTGCTGTCCCGGCGCGAGAAAAAAACAGCTCTGGAGTTAGAAGAACTTCGCGACCTGATCGCCCATCACGTCAAACTAATGGCGCAGCGTAACAAGCACGCCGAAAAGCTGGCAGAAATAGAGGCCAAAAAGACGTCTTACGGCGGGGACAACTTCAGCCTGGGCGGGAACGGCGGCGAACCGGGGGAAGGTAAGCGCCGTTATAAGAAAAATGATGTGTCAGGGCTTACGCCCGAAATGCTCGATACCTGGGCGCGGGAACATCTTTTCGATTACCAGCTGCATTGTCGCGATCACAAAGATGAAGACTGGCGATTTATCCTGAAAAGCCGCCAGGTTGGCATGACGTACTATTTTGCCTGGGAAGCATTTGAAGACGCCGTCACCAGCGGTGATAACCAGGTCTTTTTCTCAGCCTCACGCGCCCAGTCTGAAATCTTTCGGGAATACATCGTACAGATTGCCCAGAACCATTTCGGCATCACGCTGACCGGCAAAAACATTCGCTTGAGTAATGGCGCCATCCTGCGCTTTCTTGCCCAGTA